CGTACACGATCTGCCGCAGACGGCTTGTCATAGAAATAGTCCGGGATGTCTGCCTCGTATTGCTTATAGGAAGACAGGTCAGGACCGACAGCAACACTCTCATTAGGGGTCTTGGGAATCTTGTATTGATATTCAGCAGCAGGGCCGGGAAGCCCCATCTCCCGAGGGCTGGTTCCTGTGGTTTCGGCCTTACGCAGAGCGTCTCCAAGGACTTCCGGCTGGGTCTTGGCTAGGTCATCAGCCACAGAGCCAGGGACGGCCCTAGGCGCAATGGCAGCTCCCTTGAGGGCACGGAACAGGGCAGAACCAAGGACAGGCAGTACATCAAGCGCAGCAACGGCATTGATGATGTTTTTCTTCTTGATGCTGAAGCTGGCATCGGTGAAGGGAACAGGGATGTCCACTTCCTCGGTGTTCTCCAGACCAAGCGTCAGGGTGCCAAGCAAATCCCAGACACGATATTCATTGTCATCGCTGCCGATGATGCTTTCGGCCACGAGGTCACGAAGCACCTTGGCTTCACGACGAATGCTGTCAGCGTCAGGGAGGCTCTTAATGTAATTCTGCATATCCGTCAACATCTGACCTGGATTTGCAGGATTGTGAGGTAAGTTATTAAGTGTTAAATAATTACTAAGAACGGACACAGCGTACGTAGTATTTAAAAGAGGCACAAACGATTGGGCAATGACATCTGTCGCCACCACCCAAGCAGACTTGGCAGATGCTTCTGACACATCAAATTTAAAACCGTCTCTGTATATTCCTAAAGAGTCGGCCTTTCCTTCCTGAGCCGAAAGGCGCTCAAGCTCCTCTTGGAAGAAGCGAGCCTTGGCTGCCTCCGACGCAAACACTTCAGCACTGTTGTTAGACGTAGTGGACTTGACAATTGACGAATCAGAGGCAGAAGGAACACCCGTCATCTTCAGGATGAACGGAGTACGATTGGGCATCTCGGAGGGAACACCAGCCGACTGAATCTCCTGAATACCTGCAACACGCTCGTCCACCGGAGCGTCAGACGTTGCAATCTCAGAAATCAAATCGTTTTCAGTGGCGACAATTTCACCACCAGCAGCCCGCATCATAGCCTGCTGACGATCAACAAGCTCTCCCTGCTTAGCCCGAGCCAGGAAAGCATCCAAGCCTTCAGGACTGCCGGAAAGAAAAGCAGCACGCATAGCCCGCTGCCGTGCGATAAACTCCGGCACGGCAACAGACTCTAGATTGATTTGTTCTAGCTCGTAAAGGCTCATTCTTTCTTCAGTCCGTACATCTGAAGGGCAAGATTAGCAGCCGCCTGACCATATCCAGCTTTAGTCTGAGCATCCAGAATACCCTGCTGTAGCGTATTGAGCTGGTCAGCAATACCAATCTGCTTGACTGCCTGAGACTGAGCAGAAGCAACACCACCCATAGCCCCCGAGCTCCCAGACGTACCTGTGTTCTCGGCCGACTGAAGAATCTGTGCGCGGCGGACACGGGCCTCCCTCAGAGCCTCAAGACGAGCCTGACGATTCTTCAGGGCTTCAGCACGCTTGGCCCTGTCATTGGCAATGTCCGCCTGGCGGACGCTGACGCCTGTACCCACTGCCGCTACGGCGGCTGCTACCCATAAAGCAGGCATTCTTCCAACTCCTTATTCGTTACTCGCATCCCTGAGCGTAGCAATAACACTTCAGGGTCAATATCAATTTCCAGATAGGACAGCACAGAGTCAATAACATCGTCATCAAATGCTCTTGGGATGTGCAGTCCCTGCATCTTGCTCAGAATATCGGCTGAGTTTTGCAGATATTCGGCGTTACACACCATCCCCAATCTGCTCAAACTCTCAAAGCTAAGTCGCCAATCGTGGTCAATGATGATGTGCTTGGCGTCAGGGTAGTGCTTATATACATCTGAAAGCTGATACACCGTGCTTGTTTCACTACAGCCTACAATCGAATACCGACTCAATCCACTAAAGCAATCTGATACATCGTAGCTTGCCAGAGCTTCGTGCCTACAGAATACACCATCCCCCGTCAACAGATTGGCCCACCATGCCGTACCAGACCTAGGCAGAGCATGAATGAAGAACCTAGATTGCATTGGCCGTGACAAGAACACTAAAGCCCAGCAGACGGAAGTCCTTACCTGTCTCCGATTCATAGCGCAGTCGATATGCCTTGCCCTTCCCGCGCATCTTCAGGCGAGTATAGACGATAGACTCACCGTTGTCAAAGGCACCGACACTCGGACTAGCAACAGGGATGCGGAACTTGTAAGCCTGCTGAGAATCGTTCCAACGACCTCCGTTGATGCTGGTATGCCAGTCCCACTTCATCCTCACCTGACAGGAAGAAGGGAAGTTGTACACCGTGGGATTAATGCTGCTGATGGCTGTTTCAGTGCGGTCAAAGAAGCTATGGACATACGTCGTCTTCTTGTAACGCTGCAAGTCCTCTGCAATCTGATCGCCAATCTCTAGGTAGCTGCTGTAGTCCTGTCCCACACCAAAGAACGCGGTAAAGTCCTTGAACGTAGTGTTGATGAACTTGCCGATGGTGAACGTCTGAAACCCGCTTGACGTATCAATATCCACCATGACAAACCGAAGGCTGGTCCGCTGATCTGGAGTTAGGGTGCCTGCTGCCGTTGCATTAACAACCACCTGATCCGTAGAAGCAAGAACATTATCTGCACTGGCGAACACATCTTCTTCCGTGATTCGGATGGTTCCAGGCAGCAGATCAAACACCGACCCTACACAATGAACACGACCAGAAGAAACCACCTCATCAAAGCTATGCTTGTAAAAAGCCCCGATGCGGATATCCCAAATCAGTGAACGATTGTATACACTGAAATAGTCCATCGGATTGTATGTGTCAGCATCACGATAGAGCCAAACCACACGACGGCCAATATGGTCGTAAGTGCCGTAGAAATTCTTCAGGGCCACCATGTTCAGGCCGTGGTAGAATGTCTTGATTCGGCCATCCGAAAGAGAGCTAACCGTCAATGCCCCTAGGCTCTGAGCACCTTCAGGGGTGCTGATTCGATTGATGCCCGTCCCAGCGATGTAATACACAGCCTCGTCAGAGCGGACAACACTGAATGCTGACAGGCAGCCGTCATCACTGATCCGATCAACGCTATATTCGGTTGCCTTGAATCCGCCGTCATTACCACGAATAAACCATACGCCATTGTCGGCAAATACGAGAACACCGTCAGAGTATGAGATGAGACGGAGAATGGCGCCGGCATCATTAATCTGGATGACACCACCATCCGTGTCAACCAAGTCGGAGCCTAGCGGGTCCGTGTCACTGGTTTCTGTCGGATTAGCCACCTGAGCAAAGAAGGCTGCATCTTCCGGCTTCTCAATCAGCTTGCTGAACAGGACAGCGTTCGGATAGAGAGACGACTCTGCACCTGCTAGCCAAAGACGGCCAGCAGCGAATTCACAAGTACGGAAGCTGCCGCCAACAGGCGCATTAAACGTCGAAGAAAGCGTCCAAGTGTCAAGCTGCGAGCTTTTATAAACAGGCAGATTTCGGTCACCCGACATGAAATCAATGATGATGCTGCCACGCGGCGCGTAAGTAGGAGCAAGATCAAAGGCCCCCTGGCTGCCGTTTCTAGCTTGGCTCAGTGAAGGAATGTAGCGCCGCTCATTGACGAAATTCTGAACATCACCCTTCCACTGCCAACCCTGATTGACAGCGTTGTAAATGTATTCCTCAGGAACAGTGTTGATGCTGGTGGTAGCCACCTGCTCATTAATATCCCGACCATCAGGAATACCAACAAAGTCACGGACGGCAAGAAACTGCTCAGCTTTCTCAGGGTAGGCCGAAAGCAGATTGCCCGTTACAGCGTTCGTTGCTTCGTCGTACGACAGATAGAACGGATTGATGCGGGGGCTGGTGCAGAACAGATAGCCGCGTCCAGAAACAGCCTGAAGCCGTTCCTGATAAATCTCAGACGATGTGCCACTTGACTTCGGCGGTACAATGGTGCTTACGGATTCAAGGGTGGAGATGTTGATGGCGTCAATCAGTTCACCAGAAACAGGCTCCGCTGCCATATTGAAAATAGACAGCACATCGCCGCTCTGCACGACAAGGAAGTTGAGGGCCTGATTGTTCCCGGGATTACGCCACAGCCAGGATGACACAGCAATGTCTGTACCTAGTGAGCCGCTGGTGCTTCCCTGCTGGTAGGTGAAATTGGTTTCGTTGTCGATTCCAAGGCGGCGCTGAATTCGCCCGGAAATGTCAATGTCTACATTGTCCAGATCGCGGCAGGTGTTTTCGGGGTAAGAAAGTCCCGTAGCCTCTGTGACGAGGCCGCCTACAAACGTCCTGTAATTCTGTGTCGCAGCAGCGCGGGCCATTATTTAGCCTTCTTGGGCTTTGCTTTCTCTACAGCTTCCTTGGCTTTTTCTTCTTCCTCGACACGATAGGCATACGAACGGCCCATGACGTAATTGTGAATAGCCTGCTTGGCACGATCAAAGTCCGACCACAAACCCTGAAGCTCAGCAGCCACCTCACCCTTGTTGGTTTTAATGACCCAGCCAAACACTGTACGCTCAGCGCTCAGTTCAGCACCGAAGCCGTAGGAGGCCACAACCTCCTTCACCTTCTCGTCTTCGTCCTGCTGCTCAGAAAAATCAACGTCCATAAGTATTCCGGTAGTAAGTCTGCTTGTCGCCCGTCATGCGTCCCGACTGACGGCGGAGCTGGGTGATTTGATTCAGGATGCGTTCCTTATCCTGAGCCGAAGGAGCCTGCTTGAAATATTCATGACACGCCTGCTTAATCATATCCCGATAGATGGGGAACATATGCGCAGGGAGATCAGGGGTGAAGTTGTTGCTTTCCGTCCAAGTCGGGATGGTGTATGCAGACACAGACAGCTTAGCAACGGTGAGGTAGGTGTCTACAGTGGCCTTGTACGAGTCGCAGATAATCTTGCTGTCGTCAATCGACGTATAATACATCGGAGGGCGATCATTACGGACAGTGAACTTCAGACCAGTCTGGTAGGTGACAAGGACAGTGTTAGCCCCCGATTCCTTGTTATTGAGCCGGAGGAATTCATCAAACGGGACATAGGCCAGCTCCCGATATTGGTCGTCGCTGGTTTCAGAGACATTGTACGCCACATAGGACAGACGACGGACAGTGGTAGGGACAGTGAATTCAGTGGGGGTGGAGGCTGAAGCCGGGCTAGTCAGGACAACACCGCGATTCAGAAACTCCCATTCCTCACGGTTAATTAGGGATTCGTACACTTCCTTGCAAATCAGCTTAATCTGCTTGGACTCTTCATTCTCGTCAATGTCCGTAACGTAGTCGGAGTCCATGCTGTTCATGGCCGACTGCACAAGCTGAAGCAGTGTATAAGTAGCCATTAATTAAGCCCAGGGGATCTCAATAGTAGTAAACACATCACTATTGCCTGTTGGATTTACCTCTACATAGAAAATGTCACCGCTTGCTAAGGTTCCGCTAAGCGTAAAGCTGGCCTGCCCACCAGCAACAAGGGCTGGAGTTATTGTAACAGTACCAAGAGTAGTGGCAGTAGTTACGTTGTATACACTAACCGTAGTGTTGTTTGCAATACCTGCCGTGCCTGCAACAATGTACATTGTAGGGTTAGAAGCAAGACTGTATGTACGAAGAGCGCGGCAGTAATGCCTACGAAGTGCAGTGACGTTAAAAAGAACCTCACGGAAGGTAGAAAACACACCAGAAATATCAGTGGGGGTTAGTTTGCGTAAAGTGCCTACCCCGTTCGTAACAGACGATGGCGTAGTGACCTTGCCGGCATCAGCCGTAGTGGCCGTGCTAATCAGCTTGTCTTCGTGAAGCTGTGCGCCTGTAAGGGCAGCGTGTTGTACGGACATAGGGCTCTCTTAGAAAAGAGGGGCGGCCCATACCTCGTAGGGGATTGATTTATTTTATCCCCTGTAAGGTATCTACCGCCCCTCAAGATTACAACTTAGTTGTTACGAAGCGGTGTAGTCATCCATCAGCGGGGTATACTCAATGATGAGCATAGCCTCACCATCGGTGAAGGTGCCGGTCGCCGTGACAACAACCACAGCGTCATTGGCGCCCACGCCGGAGGTCGAGAACGTCACCGGATCAGCGGCAACGCCGGCATCGCTGGTATTGACGGTGCCGACCGGAGCCAGCGCGCCATTACCAACCGCCCACTTACCCTTCGCATTGATGCTGGCGAGAGCCAGATCATTGAAGAGGCCATCGTTGTCCACTTCCACGCCAGCGCGAGTCTGTAGACCAATGTCGTAGCTCGTGCCGCCAGCGAACGCGGTAATGACGCCGAGCTTGACGCTGGTGATTTCCGAGTAGGCCGGGAGGGCAAGAACCAGTTCATCGGTGGTAGCGGTCGGAAGATCATCGTACTTGAAACGCACGACATGCTGACGACGCATACCAAAGACAGCCGGCTCAGTCGGGAACTTCTTCTGGGTGAAAGTCGGGCCATACGCCACGTTCACGCCGTTGCTGGCGTTAGCGGGCTTGTTGGTGCTATAAGTGTTAACAGACATTTTCGTTCCCTCCGATTAAGCGAAGCGGTTGGCAACGAGAATCGCGCCGAGGGTATCGACACGCTGAACACCGAAGCCCCAACGAGCGGTGACAACAAACTCGTCGCGCTGCTTCTTGATGTTGCGCTCACCTTCGGTGCGAGGCATCTGACGCCAAGCGCCCATGAACGGCTTGCACATGTCATCAGCCACGCACATAGCAATACAGGCCGAGGCCGAGGTGGCCGTGGCGTTCGTACCGCGATTAGTCGCGTTGATGGTTTCCGAGCTGATCTGTGGCAGACGATTCGACACATAGATGTCAAAGCCGAAGATCGAACGGATGAAGCGCATGGAGTTGGAGAAGCCCGTGGTCACCATACCCTCAAACATCGGGTTGTTGGTGAACGCCTGAGCCGCAACCGACTTGTTGAACTGAGCTTCAGCGAACGGCGAGAGAATCAGAACGCGACCCTCTTCCGGCACCTTAGCCACATCAAACGCCAGCTTCATGTAGGCGATGTCGTCCAGCGTCAGCACCTGATTGGTGCCGCCCGCCACGAAACGCTTGTCCGCGCCGTTGAAGGCGTTCGGGCTAGCGGCCGTCTGACCGACGTTCACCTGAGCAAGCAGGTTGGTTTCGTAGGTTTCGCTAATCTTACGCATGATCTGGCGCGGGGTTTCCGCATCAATCTGCGAGATGATGTAGCTATCCTGCTTCATCTTGTCCGTGATGTAATAACCACCCTGGACATACTTGTTGATTTCAAGCGAGACGGTACCCGAAGAAACCGGATCAAAAGTGACATCCTGATCTTCAACGTAGTCACGAATAACCACATCGCCGTACACAGGAATCTGAATAGCGGTGCCATCGGTGAAATCCGAGACATCGCGGTGCCAACCCGAGGGCAGAAAACCGTCTTCAAGCTGAGTCAGGAGGAACTGACTATAGAGCTGAGCGCGGACTGCCGGGGTCATATTAGTCGTAGTAATCGACATATAATACTCCGTTAGTTAATGTTAGCTGTTATTTGCAAGGAACTGCTGCTTGAATTTCTCCATGGCAGCAACACGATCTTTGGTCGTACGGGCCTTGTGATATTCCTGAGTTGCAGCCTTGATACCCTGCGCTGCCTTGCCACTCTGGTCCGAGTTGACGCGGGCAGAGGCTCCGGTGATATTAGTCACCGAGGGCTTCTTAGCCACCACTTCCGGGAAGAGACGCAGAAAAACCTGCGGGTTGGTCTTCGCCAGATTGGCGAGGTCGGAACGGGACATGCCGGTTTCGGCAGCCACCTGATCCACCTTTGCATTCACAACATCCTTACTACCGTACGCGCCGGAGAGAGACTTCTGCACCTGATCCCAATTGGCCTGCTGCTGCTTCTGCGCCTCAGACTCCTTGAGCTTCTGTGCAACCCGTTCCTCTACCGTCTTAGCCAACGTCTCCGCATCCAGCTTGGTCGAGTCTGAATTGGTGTTTCCGTTGTTTGCCTGTTCCATCTTCTTGATTACCTCATCAACCTTAGCCGCCTTTAGCAGCTTTTCCTCAAGGGCCTGACGGGCCTTTCGGTCTTCCTCGCGCTCCTTCTTCAAGGTTTCGATGAAATCATCGGCGCTGGTGATTTTCTTAATAAGGTCGGACTTGGTAAACTTCCGATTGCCAATTTCTAGAACAACCTCGCTGTCGCTGGCGTTTTCGGCATTGGCTGACTGATCGGCAAAACCATCAGTCGTCTGTGCGGGGTCAGCCGCAAAATCAATTTCCTGGGTCATGGGTCACTTTTGATAAAAATGGTCAATAAGTCTAGTGCCTCCCTCAACCCCTTTCTGTAGCCCCCGTTATAAGCGACGTTGACAGCAGCATTGGAATCGTGGTAAAATGCACCATTCTCTTCCTTAATTATAGCAGACTCATACTTCTTTGTCAAGACTTCTGCTATTGTTCTTCGCACATTGATTGAATTCTTTAATTGTGCGATGAATTCTTTGTCGTTTGGGAGGCAGGCTGGATACTTACTGTCCATTCGCCATACCCTGCATCTCCCCTAAATCAGGCTGTGCCACTAGCATTTCCTCTGCCGTACGCAGACGGGCCTGAGCCTGAAGGTCTTCAGCAATCTGACCAAATTCCTGATACAAGCCATAGCGATCAAAACCGAGGAATTCGTTAAACATCTTGGCACGATCCTTAGCCGGGAAGTGAACAGCCATCTTCTGATCGGTGGCAAGGATGCTCTGAAACTGCTGAAGCTGCTGAGCAAGCTGAGCTTGACGGGCAAAGTGACGGCTACCGACAGGAACCAGTTTGCCGGCAGCGGTGATGTCTTCCTTGCGAATCGACATAAAGTCAATTACACCAAGATCATCGTCCATCACCTCAGCCACATCAATACCATTCAGATTGCGCTTAGCCACTTCAAGTTCAGCATTGAGGATAGGCTCAACAAAATTCTGATCGAAGTATTCAATCTTATGCTGGAACAGTCGGCCGGCTGCCGTCAGAAGCTGCTGCACCTCAAAGGCCGTCTTCTCACCAGGAGAGCGGATGCCCATAGCCTCACGGGGAGCGCCAGCATACGCCTCCATCTGAGCTTCCTTCAGGGCAATCTGATTGTCAAACTGAAGAACCGTCTGATGAGGAGGAAGCGTAGTAACTGAGCCGTTCGGGTCATCAATGTAGTAGCGATGCTGAGGGCCATTCTGCTGCTCCTGCACATTGCCAACAATAACAACGTCCGGGGCAAGCATCTGGTCCATTGCATCTGCACGGGCATTTTCCAGATGGTCAATCAGGTATTGCATACCTACCAGATTATCCAGAGGCCCCATGGCCCACAGATTGTCAGGACGAAGGCGCCAGCCGCAGTGGTAGATGTGGGGCTTACCTGTCCAGGTCTTCTGCGTCTCAGCCCGCAGCAGAAAGTGCTGGTCGGCTACAGTAATGCAGTAGTTGCGAAGGAACTCACCCGTCGTCTGATCCCAGATATCTCCGTAGAAATGAAGAAGCTCCACCATATCAGAACGGTAATAGTCAGCAGCTGTATTAAAGCCGTCAAACTGATTCTGGATTTGCTTGTTAAGTTCCGTCTCATCCTGACCGCTAAAGTTATTACGGCGCTCCAGCAGCATCTCCACCGTCTCATGGTCAAACGACAGATCGGGCCGCTCTTCCAGCATACGGATCAGATCGCCCTTGCTCACCAACTCACGAACAATCTTCGGGGATTGAGCAAAGCTGTGGGCCGTAGGGTCAAACACAATGTCATTCGGACTGACACGCACAACCTTTGGGCCTTCGTACCCCTTCACCATCTCCTGGGTGTCGGGGTCAATGTGTGACTCGGAAACATAAGTCACCATCGCAAAGCAATTACCGTACATAACCCAATCATCCAGCAGCTTCCGCATTTCAAGCAGGATGCCGTTATTCAGATGCTTGGTTTCAAGATATTTTTCAATGGCCGTAGTCTTTTTCTTAGACACAGCCGACAGATCAGCTCCCTGCCAGCGGAACCACTTCGGATTGCTGAACAGAGCAGAAGCGTAATTAGCCCCTAGATTATCGAAAATCTGGGTGAGCTTGGGGATGTGGGTGGAATGTGACCAGCCATTCTTGGAGTTGGTGGTGGACTTGGTGTCTGTAGCATAGACATACGCCACCACCTCTTTCCATCGGTCTAGCGCAATCTGGCGACGGCTATTCCAGTCCGTCCACATCTCCGACACACTAGCCGCTAGCTGGTGCGGAGAGTTAGTGAATTCAATGTTTACACTCATTGCGGCTTCTTCTTCTGGCGTCGGCCATTACGGCGAGGCGTATTCTTCTGTTTCTGATCCTGGGAGTAGGCAATGGCGTAGGCTTGGCCTTTCTCCATGCCTTTATTCTTTTGCATAATGCTCTTAACCCACTCTTCAATCTTTTTAGGCACGCTTCCATCCTCCAAATCTGCCTACAGTGACGACATTGCTTTCGATAGAAACGCTATTATCCAACGCAGGAGGCTTTGCAAAAGAGACAGCCATAGCAAGAGCATCCTTGAGGTCATCGTGGCTAGGCCGTGCAAGAACAAGCTGCTCTTCCAGAACGCCCATGTAACCGCCACGGTAGTGCCATAGAGACTGGGTTTCATACTTAGGCTCCAGCACTGCCGCAATACGTTCTTTCTTGTTCTGACCTGTCGTCATCTTATGTTCAACGACAATGGCCTGTCCTTCCTTACGAGCCTGATCCTTGATGTATTGAGCAATCAGAGCACCGCCAGCCTGTGTTTCAATCTGAATACGCTTGAACTTCCACTTCAAATACAGCGTCAGAATCGTGGAATAAAACTCATCGTATTTATCAGACTTGAATTGCAACACCTCCAGAACATATATCATATTGTCAGCCGTAACGCCGACAACGGCAATAGCCGTATAGTCTGACTTCTGTCCTGTCGTGTAAGCTACGTCCGCTGCGGCATACACGGCCAGCTTCTGATTCTTGAAATACCAGGAGCCACTACGATAGGTGAGATATTTCTGATCGTAATGCTGGAACTTGCTGTAGTCTAGGCGCTGGCTGTCCGGGTCATTCGGATCGTTGTAATACTGAGCAGCAAACTGAGCCGACTCACCAACGGAATGATATTCCGACTTAATCTTAGCCAACACCTGATTATTAAAGCCGTACCACTTCTTGGTCTTCGGATGCTGCTCCCGAGGCCAGATGAATTGTTCTTCTTCTATAACAGCCTTCTGGTAGATGTCGTAGACGGAATCCTCACCGATGATATTGCCATCCTCGTCGTATTCTTCCGACATCATCTCCGACATGCTGTTATAGATGTCAGAGGGGTGGTAGCGGGTTCCTACGGCTAGCGTCTTGCTTCCCGGATTCTTAACCGAACTAAACTGAGAATATCCCGCAGCCACATTACGACGGCCTTCTTCAGTATAAGCATTGGCAGGAACAACAATGTCGTCCAAAACCAGAACGTCGCAATGCGCTCCAGTGGTATTTCCCTTAATGGAGCGAGCAGCCACTGTTGCATCTCTAACGCCAAATTCCTTTCGGCGCGGGTGATCCACTTTAATTTCCGTAGCCGACCACTTCTCCCGCTTGGCCTCTTCTGCATTAATCATCTCCGGCCAATACTTCCGATAGATGGGAGATTCCAGCATCCCCTTGATGGCAGAGAGCTGGGCGTTAGCGAGGTCTTCTGTAGCTGAGGCGTATAGGATGGTTACCTCTGGGTGCTTCGTAATCCACCAAGCACACCACACCGCAACCATGTGGCTTTTTAGATGGGCACGGGGAAGCAGGATGAGGATGTTATCCCGTCTGTTCTTCCCACTCATCCACTTGAATACTTCCTTGTGGATCTCTCCGTAGAGGTGATTGGGATTGAGCAGTGTAGCGAAGGCGAACAAATCGTCTTCGCATATCTGCTTGACATTCAGTTTACTCATTCCCCTTTATAGCGGGTATTATACTTCTTACCCTTATATTCAAACGTCCCACTCTTACCCAGCTTCTTACGAGCCGCAGCAAAAGCCTGACCAAACTCACTCACCTTCCCTGCCATCTTAGCCGCCGTAGCGCCACGGACAATGGGATAGGCATCCTTGGCCTTCATCTTGGCTGCCTGCTCTGCACTAATCTGTACGCTACCCTTGGCCGTAGCAGGACCACTCTTAGCCGTAGGACGCATGGCACTCTCCAGCTTCTTACCAGCGTCATAGGCATCCTTGGCTACAGAGGCCACACCAAAGCCGACACCAAGAGCGCCACCATAGCGTAAAGCACGACCAGCCAGCCTCTTAATTGCGCTTTTACCCGCCTCCCGAGCAGCAGCATCAATAGCTGCACGAGAGCCAGCACGGGCATTCATACGCTCCGTAGCCCCCGCAAGACGCTGCATACGGCCTGCCGAAGCCGACTTGGCTTCAGCCGTCGCAGAACGGGCCTGACGAAGCTCCTGAATTTCCGAGGGCACAGTCGTCTTCCCTGCCGGCTTGGGCGTCTTGTAAGCCTTAGCAGCAGCCGTCTGACGGGTGTCACGGACCATACGAGCCGAAGCCCGCTGCCGCTCCGAATACATTTTCAGAGCTTCCTTCTTAATATCTTTCTTAGCCATTGCCTTCCTTCTTCTGGTATTTGGACATATCCACTACTTTAGCAATCCTGTTGAGGTCGGCAATGTCCGCCTCTCCCTGATCGTACACCTTCTCCTTGGGCTTGAGTGGACGGCCCTTGGCCTGCTTGTTATAAGCGTTAAACAATTCCTTGGCGGCTGACAGGCTACCTCCCTGCTTTGCGTGCTGCCAGAGCATTCCCTCTGCCTCACTACGCTTACGGATTTCCATCTCCGCTCGCCAATCCTTCAACCCGCAGAAGTCATCCTTGCCATTCACAAACCATGTACAGTCAAGGAGCCTGTTCCACTGCTCTGCATTACCCACCAGCTTGAGCATAGCATCGTATTCATCAGCAGAATGAATATATATCTGATGGGCAGAAGGAAGCCATACACCGTAATGAGGGCAGAAGGTGGTGTACTCCTGCATGGTGTACCAAGGCTTATGGGTGGGGTACTTTGAAAAGCTCTCCAAGAACAATCCCTTCGTCAGTCGCTGACCATTCGCTCCTCTGACACCTGTCCTGGGCTTATGCTCCCAATTAGCGTAGTCGTAATTAGGACGAGGGGGACGCTTGTCCTTCTTTACAATATTCCAGCCGTATTCCTTAATCAGCCACTTACTACCCTCGCTGTAATGGCTTGTGTCACTACCCTCGAATATTTCATCAGGGTTGTACAAATCGTGAGGCTTAATTGGCTTATTCATAATGGCTCTATGCAGCGTCTGTTGCTGCATCTTTGTCAGACTCAGCGACAGCATCGCTCTCCGACGGTTGGTCTGCATTTCATGCAGTCACCAAGGAATATTAAACAAAAGGAATAATATATCCTATTAACTATTATCTTAATTATAGCATACTCTATTATATATGTCAACAAAAGGAATATAAACCCCTACCCTTCCTTTAGGGAGGGGAGGTGGCAGAGCTTGCTCTGACGGAGGGGAGGGGTATTCCTCAGAGCGAGCGTCCAAGGAGCGAGATAAAACAAAAGGTAGGAATACCAACATGCTGTTCCCTCCAGAGGAGGTGTTTATATCCTTACAGTAAGGTAGTATTATCCCCTCTATCTACCATCTGGTATAATCTTTCTTTCTATTGATCTAAGAATTTATTAATCTATATATATATAATTCTATAATATGATCAATCAGAGACATCCTTGATGTCTACAACATCTACTTAAGATTATACCATATTTTTAGACAAAGATCAATAGGCTTGTGTTTATGTCCTTGGTTGATAAGGGAATATAGATAGGCACAAAAGAGGCGTGTGAATGCCCTATTTATTCCTAGGTAAAATTTTTAATACCCCGAAAGGTCGATTTTCATTTTAGATATTTTCCTGCGTGTTCCCGCAGTACCACACACACCCCCACACCCCCTGCCTGGCCCTAGGAGCTTCCAGCGACGACTTCCACAATGTCAACATCATGTCTGCCGAAGGCAGGCTGCCTGCTACCACAATTGCCAGCATGATGCAACATTGACAATCCGCAGGATGATGCAATCTGACACGAAGCGTTGTCAGTTTGACATAGATTGATAATTGTGGCCAAACAACCACACAGTATACATTTGTCTACTAGCCTGTTGACGCACAATGGAATTGTATGCTACACGCGCACACGCACGGTTCTTTTATGTTCTGCTAGGTCTGGGTACAATAGCCTGGCCCTATCAATCCGGCGGATTCGATAGAAACAAATATCTAACGCAATGCTTGACAGGCCGGAATGGGCCGGTATTATATGTCCATCGACAACGGCACTACAGGAGTACGGGACATGGCCAAGCTTTCTTTTATCGACCGGGCACGCATCGCGGGCGAATATTATTCGCGCACTATTGGCTGTGACATTGCTAAGGGGCGCATTGTGTTTTATGAAAATGAGACGGCTTTTTGGGATGCCGTTAGGCGTATGACGGATGCCGAGCTAATCCAAGCAACGGCAGAACATTAATCAATCGACCCTAGGACCTAGACATGAAAATCGAATGGACCCGCATCAACAACGACACGAATGGCAATCCGCGCTTCGTTTGCCATTTCCTCAATCTAAATACCCGAGCCGAACTGGACACATCCGGGCAGGATTGGATTCCTGTCAGCCGCAAGTATGAGCTTGCGATGGCCCGTGCCCGTAAGCTGGGCGGCCGCAAGTTTCACAACAAACAATACGGTGGCGGTATTGTGTTTCAGGAATACGCCGGCTGTTTGTCGGAACTTGAAAAGAAAATTGACGCCGTGCTAACCACCAACTAATAGGGAGTAAACACTAATGCTTATTGTATTCCCAACCTTCATCGGCCAAATGACCGGCATTGCTTACATGCGCGTGGGAGTCCGCAAGGTCTGGTTGACGCTGATCGACAATCAGACAGTAAGCATCCCCCGCAACCGATTCCCTACCGTATTGCCGGACGGGAATGATCTCGCATTTAAGGCCGCGAGCATCCTTAATGACGGACCGGCGGTCTAATAGCTGATGAACCGAGCCTACGCCTTAAAACTGTCCCAGAATGAACCTAGCAACACGGCTGCTTAAGCATTACAATCAAGGCAGGCCATGCTATTACAAAGCCTGCACGGCCATACGTAAACAATTGAAAGGGGATTGAAATGAAAATGAAAAATCAGCAAAGAAAAAGAGATACTGCATTGTGGGTTGCACCTTGGTCCAGTAAGGAAGAGGCTAAGTACTACGCAACAAAGTCTGCTGATGAATTCAGCATTCCTCAAACGGTTTTTAGGTGCCATGACGATGGGGGTACAAATTGGAGACATACCGCATCACTGGCCCCTATTTTTGATCGCAACCCTAATATAATTTTTCATGTCACAATCTTGCCTTTTAACTATTTTCATTAGTCCGTTAATAATTTATTTATAGTTGCTCCGCAGTCTAAGTTATAATTTAGGGTGTTCCCATGCGCCTATTGCTATTGCTTGCTTTGCTCCCTGCCCATACTCTAGCTTGTGAGCCGCTGTTGTCCGTAGGCTTAGGCTATTCAGAGGACTATGCTTCCACTATCATCGAACGTAGCGGACAGCAGGGTATGGCTTTAATTCCAGGCTTCCTAGGCACGGTGAAAGGTGGGGTTGACTGTAAGCGTATTAACTTGTATATTCAGCACACCAGCAGCATTGACAGTGGCAGGGACTACGGGCACAATGCCATTGTGTTAGAATTCAACATCTTTGGAGATTGACATGAACGAGTCAGACTTTTTCAGCGCCACAGAGCTACACGCCGACGAATTTAAGGCCGCTAACACTTTGGAAGAATTCATTTCCTTAATCCCAGACAATCGGGCATCGTGGCAAATTGGCATGATGAAATCAGCCATTGAGAAGTATGGCAGCGAGTATTGGGGGCATCGTTACTTCGCCACGATTAAAAATCACGGCTTCATGACGCGAGCCTTGGAGCTTCCAAATGTTCGCAAGGCTGCGGAACTATTCGAATCTGTTGCACTATACCCAATGTCAACAGGCGGACGCGCTAGCAGCTATGCCGAGACCGGCGCCGTTTTTATCTCAACTTCGGGCCGCGACAATGGATTCGCCTATTTTGGCCCCTTGGGCGCGCGATATGATTGGTCGCCGGACTGGCTGAAGCGCGGAGAGAAAGTACGCCGACAGTCAGGCGGACAAAACTGGCTAACCGGAGGCGTCCCTAGTCCGGCCCTGAAGAACTGTTGGGGCGCCTGCGAAGACCCCGAATGGCGCCTAAGCACTGTTGAAGTGATTAAATGGGAAGATGGGCGATTCTTGGCGGTTGGTCGGGCGCGCAATGGTTTCTCAAGTCGCTGGCTTGCTGTGCTTGACGCCGGGGAATCAGTTATGCCTATGCTGTCGGAGTGGGAGCGCGGGGAAATTGCTGCGGAGAAAGCCGCCCAGGCTGCCGCATGGGTATCTTCTGATTCGGAACAGGGCTAGACATGAACAACGCATTCTTTCATTTGTTCTATATTGCCATTGAACAAGGCATGACGGAAGACGAGGCAGCCGACTATGCCTCTATGCAGACAGACAGCATGACGGAGGAATAACATGGAATATATTTATGGCTGGCATTTCAGTAGGGGGATTCTCGAATACGGCGATGGACGGCCTGTCGTTCCTGGCATCATCACTGTTGATTGCCCGGCTGTGCTGTGTGAAAGCGGGCTGCACTGGTCGCCGAGCTTGATTGACGCCCTGCAATACCAGAAGGGTCCGTTCCTCTCTCGAATCCGCTCAGTTGAGGGATACCCTGTCGTGGTTGGCAAGGATAAGGTGGTGAGTACGGCACGGGAAGTTGTGGCCTGTGCGGATGTAACAGAATTGCTTTGGAAAGCTTCTAGACACTTCGCCAGTGAGTTTTTTTATAAACACTTCAAAAAAGGACAATACCCTAATGTTGACGCTTGGTTGATTGACGGCGATTTTAATAAGAAGTCGGCGGCTGAGTCGGCGGCTAGGTCGGCGGCTAGGTCGGCGGCTAGGTCGGCGGCTAGGTCGGCGGCTAGGTCGGCGGCTAGGTCGGCGGCTGAGTCGGCGGCTGAGTCGGCGGCTAGGTCGGCGGCTAGGTCGGCGGCTAGGTCGGCGGCTGAGTCGGCGGCTGAGTCGGCGGCTGAGTCGGCGGCTGAGTCGGCGGCTAGGTCGGCGCAAAACCAATGGCTTGAAGAACAAGCAAAGTCTTTTCTTAATTGTGAATAGGAGGAGTAATGTACACACTCAAGCATTACATGCCCGCCCGTATCGGCCATAAGCCTGAAATCAGGGAAGAACATCACACCAGCCGCAGCGAAGCCCTCGACCGAATTGCTTGTATGGCTAGGGATGCCGTCATACAAGGGCGCAGGGTGGTGGTGGAACCTGGAGTGGCCGGCTCCCTTCCTAGCGTATTCCTAGATGGCGGGGAGAAACTTACCCATGCGTGAACATGACGCCATTGCTATTTGCTATGCTGGGTTGATTGTGCTATTGTCGCTTCTGTTTGTTGTGCCTATGTTGTGACACGAGAAACGCGTAAGAGTTTCGAGGTTGTTACAGTCGAATGTAATGAGACTGTTACTATCATCAAACTTATATGATCCCACATGACTACCCCTTCATCCCCGACGAGGAAGGCCGCCGCAGCCCGACCGGCACGCTGCCGAAGCGCGACGACTCCGATCTGTTCGACGGCGAGGAGCCGCTGTTTTGAGGACGACGACATGAACATTCTCTGCATCTACCACGGCAACTGCGCGGACGGCTTTGGCGCCGCCTGGGTTGTCCGCTCTTACTTCGCCAAGCACGGAAAGGCGGTTGATTTCTACCCCGGCGTTTATGGCCAGCCGCCCCCAGACGTGACGGGGCGATCGGTCATCATGGTCGACTTCAGCTACAAGCGCCCCGTGCTGCTGGAGATGGCGGCAAAGGCACTTTTCATCACAGTCATCGACCACCACAAGACGGCGAGAGACGATCTGGTCGATCTGCCGAATAACATCGGCGTCGAGTTCGACATGTCGCGCTCTGGCGCGATGATGGCCTGGGATCGGTATTTCCCGAACGAGGAACCGCCTCAGTTGCTGCGCCACATCCAGGACCGCGACCTGTGGCTGTTCAAGTTGGAGGGCACGCGCGAGATCCAGGCCAACGTGTTCAGCTACCCGTACGACTTTGAGGTGTGGGATAAACTGATGGCGTCCGACGTTCAGTTGCTGCGCGCCGA